CAGCGGCAGGTAGTGTGGCGGTAGTAAGAATGTCGAGGTCGGCGAAGGGACCTGCGAAGCCGTTTGTAGATACGACTGGGCCGGAGAATGTGGTAGTTGCCATGATATTTCCTTACATGCAAGTGTGATGTATCTGTCTGCATGTCGTCAGCCGGGACTGTCAGATACACCGGATAACCCCGGAATGAGTCCAATATATCACCTAACGTCGCGCAACGCAACTAGAATCTCGCTATGCCAATTAAAGACCCCGATGAGCGTAGGCGAAAGCAACGCGAGTACTCCGCTCGGTACTACGCCAACAACAAAGGGCTTTCGATAGCGCGTACTACGGTGCAACATCAAAGAGAAAAAGCCCAGTGGGAGGAGTATAAGGCCTCGTTGTCTTGCGCTATCTGTGGGGTGAGCCACCCAGCGGTAATTGACTTCCATCACGTAGATCCCGCCACCAAGACAGCCAGTGTGAATGTGCTTGTGGGTAACCGGCGGTATGCTGCGGCGCGTGAGGAGATTAAGAAGTGCGCGGCCCTATGCGCCAACTGCCACCGCATACACCACTATGAAGAACATCAGGCAAAGAAAAAGGGCCCCCTTGTGGGGGGCCCTTAATCAACTAGGGAAAACCCTAATTACGCGCCGGGTGATGCGTAGATACCCAATGGGTCTGACCAGCCGAAGCTGTAACGCTCACGAGCCTTGTAACGTACGTTACCAGTATCGAAGTCGCCGTCCATAGAGGTAGCCAAAGCAGTACGCTCAAAGTGCTTCAAGCCGTTAGGAACGTCGGTACAGATAAACCAAGCGTTCGAGTCGGTCAAGAAGTGGTTCACTGTGAAACCGCCGGGGATTGCGTTGTCGCTGCGTAACGCGTTGATGTCGTTATCTGCTGTAGCCGTACGCAAATCCGTTTTCATCAAACGAGTAGCAACAAACTGCAGTGATGGTGGAATCACCAACTTTTGCGCACGAGCAGCAATCAACAAACCGCGCTCATCAGTCCAAGCCGCAATCTCGATGATTGCATTTTCCAACGAAGTTTCGTTGAGGTCGGCACCGGTAGTGGGGCTGTTGTAGTTCTGACCGCCATTGACCAAAGGATGGCCGACGCGTGAAGAACCGCTGTTAACACCAGCTAAAGAAACGCCGTCACCGCCGAGGTATGCACCGCTAAAAGCGTTGTTCAACACGGCAGCAGCCTTGACTTGCTTGGTGTAAGACATGGCACGGGCCAAAGATTTCGTGTAGCGGGCAGACAAGCTGTCGTACAAGTTGTCTTCAACAGCTTCTTCAGTGATGGAGAAGCCCAGTGCGATGGTCTCGTGGTTGTAACGAGCTGTAAAGGCTTCTTGCGCGTTGTCGTAAGCGATGGCAGAGCCTTCGTTTTTAACAGGAGCAGAGCCAAAACCGGCCAGCTTGGTCTCTTCTTCAAAAGAGCGGTCTGAAGACTCGGTTTCGTAAAACTCTTTGTGCTCTTCGCCGTAACGTTTGTACTCTAAACCAAACAATGCGTTCAGGCCCGGTAACAGCTCTTTAAGTAGTTGTGCGCGTGAAATTGCCATTTTTTATTACTCCTTACAGGCCAACAGCATTTAAGTAGCTGTGTGCGCTTGGGTTGAACTTAACCAACACGTCTGTGTAAGTGTCGCCGGGGGTAGAGGCGAAACCAACAATACGGAAGGCTGCGGCAGCAGTTTGAACAGTTGCATCCAAGGCGCTAGTAGAGTTACCGGTACGAGTAGAACCCGTAGAGGTGCTCTGCACAGCAGCAAAGAATGTGTTATTGCCCAAAACAGTCTGTGCACCAGAACCATCCAACTGAGCTTGGAACACTACGTTAGAGTCAGTAACGACCTTAGCAGTGACCACACCAGTTGTACCGGCAGGGTAGTACTGAGCGTTAATTACTTGACCTTGAGCATTTACATACTCGCAGCCAACGAAAACGCCAATAGCGCCAACGCCAGAACCACCAAGGTTATTGGTAGTGATGTCTGCACCGGTAGCGGCAGAGATAGCCAAGTAGCCATCAGCGCCGATAATTACGACCTGACCGTTAAAAATGTTAGTGGCTTCGCCAGCAGGGTCGATCAGAAAAGTTTCTGTCGCACCAGCGTAAGGCATGCCATCAACGCGCTTGACGGGGATTAGCCCGTAGGGAGAAGCGGTAGTTGCCATTTAAGGACTCCTTTATTTAGAACCTGAACCAAACCCACCTTTGCTGGAACTCGACTTTCTGTCTGAGAACAACGGCATCCGGGGGTCACTGTTTCGCATGAAGTGGTTGTCCACTGATTCCATCTGGTTATGCGCCTGATTGTTGTAGTAATCGTCTCGGGCTTGTGCCATTTCGGTAGACATCTTGCAAAGCATTAGTCCACCAATTTCCACATTGCCTGAAAGATCTGCTCCAAACAGCATCAATTCCGGATGGTCGGCTGCTCTTACCGGTACCCAACCTTCACGCATCTTTTTGGATACGTTTGTAGGATCGGCCTGTCCCATGATGTGCGTAGCAATCCATCGGAAGACAAATCCCGGTTCGGGAGTAGGGTCGGGCAGCGCACTCGCTGGCTGATAAACAGCGCGAGCAGTTTTTTCGCGTGAGATAATTTCACGAGGTGTACGGTTTTCAGCCATTTGATTTCTCCATCTTTGCCAATTCAACAGCATATTGCTGCGGGGTTAATCCAAACTTTTTTGCCAACGACATTTGTGTCGGCGTTAGTTGGACTTTACGTGTTCCTGACGAGCGCGTCGCAGGAGCCACAACCGTGCTTGGCCTTCTGGGGGCATCATTGGCCTTCGGCCTGTCTTCGGACTCCCCGAAAAAATCGTGGAACGTGGACTTCATGCGAGCGTTTATTCGCTCGAAATAATCATCAGAGCGGGGATCGATCCCCGAGTTGACTAGTTTTTGGTGCAGCCCTAGTGCAAAGCTGGTCATTTCCTCGTGTCCCGAAGCGCCAAACCACTGGTTTCTTGCCTGCCAGCGCAGGGTCTTGTCATCGACAGGTTGGTTCTGTTGGACGTTGTTAGTAGTTTTTACCGCATCCTGATCGATTTGTAAAGGGGTAACCTTAAATTTTTCTGCATCCCGCATCTCTAGCTTAGCTTCAAGAAGTGCTTCTTGGGCGGCGATGATGGCATCGGTATCGAAAGACTCGTTAGCCTCCTTCAACGCACGGCGCGCGTTCTCGACTCCGGAGTTAGCTACCTTCTTTATGGAGTTGGCATAATACTCGCTCCCATTGTTTACATACTGTTTGAGTTTTTTATTCTCCTCAACCATATGCTGTGTAAGCCGCTCAAGCTCATGCTTCTCTCGCATAAGGGTTTCTTTGGCTCGACGCTCGTCGTGACGGGCATGGGTAAGCTCTTTAATACGTTTTTGAACACTACCTGTGTAAGATTCAATTTCGTCTTCCGTTGGGTCCTCTACATCTCGACCTAACGGTTTACGGCCTCGGTCTTTCTCGGGGGTGTCGTCAACAACCTCCACCTCAAACTCAAACGAATCCGAGGCTTCATCTTGTTGTTTTTCGTCCACTTCGTCCGGGAACTCGAACTTGTCTTCTTCCATAGTAACTCCTTAAGCGCGGCTTAGTCCGCGAGGGTCTTGCACAACAGCCTCAACCTGATCGTCATTAATCAAGCGAAACTCTTTTCCGTAGATTTTGAAACGCGTACCGGAATACGTACGCACGAGTACAAAGTCTCCAGCCTTACACCACGGTTCCCCGGGGAATTTGGCTTTGTCTTTATACGCGTCTGGGCCCACCCGTAAAACAAACAGAGCCGTTGTGGCATGCTCTTCCTGTTTCATGAATGCGTCAGCTTTTACGATGTCGGAGTTATCAAAAGTATCCACGACATCAGGCACAACACACAACAACTTCCACCCTTTAGGTTCAGGCAACGACGTGGCTTTTTCCTCGTCTGATGCTTCGTCTTTGGGGGCATCCATTTGTTGGAGGTGCTTAGGTAGGGTTAAACCCGGAGGCAGAATGATTTCACTCATCTGATTTTTCCACTTTCTCAGCAAGGTCGAGGAGATGACGCTCTGCGGTAGCCAGACCTTGGATAACACCACAGAGTTTTTGATATTCGTCGAAGCTGCGACAAACCCCGCCCGCGCAGTCATCTGCGTAGTTGTTCATGTCGGTGCGTATTTTTTCGCGCAATACGCGTGCGAAGTCTTGGATCATCGGTTCTGATTACCTCGGTTTTGTGCCATTTGAGCACGGGACTTTGCGATGTCGATGCCCATCTGCGCACCGGCACGTTCTTGATCGGATGCTAATTTGGCCTTGGAGTTTTCCATGTCAATTGCAACTTTCATGCCCTGAAGCTCCAAATTGCCCTCGATCTGACGCTCTTTGAGTTTTAACTCGTCGGCATCGCCTGCGGCTTCGACCTGTAGTTTCTGCTGCTTGAGCTGTAACTCTTGCTGTTTGATTTGCAACTCTTGTTGCTGCATCTGCAACACAGGGTCTTGTGCTTGCTGCTGAGCCTGCTGCTGGGTAGCTTGGGCTTTATTCTGCTGCAACACCTGCTGGGCGGCTTGCGCCATCATGCCGGACAGAGCAATCTCGATCTCTGGGGGCAAGTCCTCGTCGTCCGGCGGCAAAGCCATGCCAAGCTGCTGTTCGATCTTCTGGCGGTAGCCAAAACCAACGTGCTCAGCAACGTGCGCCATCATGGCTGCCTGCAACATCTGGGCTTGCGGGTTCTGTCCGATTAACTGCATGATGATCGGATCCTGCATTGCAGACATGTGCACGGCAATGTGTGCCTGATGGTCTTGGTACTGAAACGCCTTTACTGGGGAGCCCTTAAGCACCGCTTGGTTCTCTGTAACTGGATCTTTAGGCTTCTGGTCATCTGGCAGGGGCACGAGCTTGTCTGCGTTCTTAATGCCTAGCACGTCCAACATACCGCGGTGCAACTGAGGCAAGTCGTAAATCTGCGGGGCAGACTGCGCCAATTGAATGACTGCTTGGTACTGCACAACCCGCTGAGACAGTGTGGCGGCATTGGGGTCGCTCACAGGCAGGATGTCTACGTTGTCATAGTCGCTACCTTTGGCTCGGGCTCCTTCTACACCTTCTTCTCCGTCTGGCTCGTAGTCGTATTCATTAGGCGTGTAATCGCGGATGATGCCCGCCAGCAATTGGAGTTCTTGCTTTAACGCAAAATGGACGCGGGCCTGAACAGCCGTCATCACCTTCAACTGGCGTTCCAACAATGCCAGAGTTGAGCCTACAGGGGCATTAGCTCCCATATCAGAGACCTGTAGGTCGGCAGTAGCGGCGAAGCGACGGCCTTCCTCAACCACAGAGTTCAGCAATGTGAACAGTACCTGTGATGGCTCTTTATAGGGTAGGGGCAGTATGTTGTCCCGTAATGTGCCTGAGCCTACGTCTGCATCGCGGAACTCGCCCGGGGCGATTGGGGTGTCATCTCCCTTGATCCGAAGACCCCGAGACTTCAAGCCCCCCGGCAGGTTCGAGAGCGTACCGGCGTCAATCAACTGCCGCATCAGTGACGTGGCGCTGTTAGCAAATCCGCCGATCAGGTGGAACAGACCAAAGCCGTATGCGCCAAAGCCGGGGATGTATTGGTAATGCACGAAGTGCTGGCGCTTGAGCTGCAACTCGTCGTCTGGGAGCCAGTTGCGACGGATCGCCAACACCATGTTAGTGCCGCGCACCATTGTGACCACGTACGGCAGCATAATGCCCGTAGGCTCGCCGTCTTTGTCTAGGTCTTCGTACCCCGGGATGTCTAGGTCAACGTGGCACTCGTACAGCGTGAACCGATCATCGTTGATGTCGCTGAAGCCTGTCTCTTTATCCTTGGCCTTGTTTATCTCATCGGTCGCCTTGTCTGGCTCCCCAATGTCTTCGTCGCGGTAGAACCCGGCAACCTGCAGTTTCAGGATGTCGTTCTTGGTCTTACGCATGACGTGCGTGACGCGGTAGCAGGTCTGGATCTCTGATGTGCCGTATGGCAACAAGATGTCCTCGGCGGGGACAAACACAGACACTTGACGCCCCAAATTGGGGTCAAAGTAAACTTTCTTGAACGCGGAGCCAGTAGCTGGCAGCGACCATAACATGCGCTCGTGCTCTGGGCGGAACTCCTGCATCACTTCCGTGAGCTGATAATTCATGTCCTCTTGGACTCGAAGACTCGCCGCTTTCTTCTCTGGGGTCTCTTTACCGACTATTTTCGTGCGTACCGGCCCCTGCGCAGGGAACGTCTCCGTGATTGTCTCGCTTTGAAAGCGTACCACCGCTTCCGTAATCATGGGGTGGAAAACGCCACTCGCCCCGTTCCAAGGCTCCGTACGTTCTTCAATCTGCAAGCCCATCAGCTTCAGGCCATTAACATAGGCCTTCTCCCAATCACCACGAGCGTTCCGGTCTCCATCAATGTCGCTGGACAACTGCGACGCAATCTCCTCCAGCACACTATCGGGTAAGTCCTCGGCCAAGTTGGCATCAAACTCATCCCCAGTAAAGTCGTCTTTACTAATAGTAAGCTCCATGTCGCCTATGCCAATCGTCACCTCTTCAGGGTCCACGATCTCTATCTCAATACCTTCTTCGGGGGCCAGATCTTCTAGGCCCATAGGTGTTTGGTATAGCGATTTATCAATGTTAGTAGCCATCAAATATCCTTAGTAGTACGCGGCCCGGCGGGGCGCATGGTAGGGGTCGTCTTTCTCATCGGAGTCCAATGAGATAAATCCGCCTTGTCGGTAGCGCAGCAGTGCTTGTGTGGTCGTGTCAACGTAGTCGTCGTGTTCGCCAACAGGAAAAGATGCCATTTCTTCTATCACCTCACGCGCCCATCGCGTATCTGGTGCCCAGATTTTACCGCTACTGAACAAATCGGCAACAGCATTGAGCCGCACCATCTTATCGTTTCCACGACTCGGTGTAAACTCTTGGACAGCAATCCCCATAGCCCGCAATTCTTGGATCAGGGGGGCACCCGCCGCCTTCTTCTCTATTACGAACGCGTCAGGCTCCCACTCCATGTAGTGTTTGTACGCTACTTGCTTCAGTTCAGGGAAGGCCATACGGTCTTTAAACGCATCAAGCAGAATAACCTGCGGGGCACTGCCCTCTTCCTCGTTATAGAACACGCCCCACGTCGTACAAGCCGAATAGTCGGCGGTGTTCTTGGTCTCAAAGGCCGTATCCCAAGACTGAATGATGTAATCACACTTCGGGGGGTCCTCTGGGAGCCAAATCCGCCAGAGTTTACGCGAAACGATGGCGCTCCCCTCCGACGTGGGCTGCTGCATGTACTGCGCGTTCCAATACCGGGGGTCAATGGACGCCTTGGTGGACTTTAGAGACTCTAGGGACCACTGCTCAGGCCAAAGCGACTTCTCGTTCTCCTCGTCCTCGTTCAAAATGGCCGGCAGCTCCACAATCTCCCACGGCACGGCCTCTGGGTTCTTGATCTGGTAGTCAATAAGGCGGCCTGTGAGGTCCAAGAGGGACCACCGCGTCATAATAATGATGATTGCACCCCCCGGCATCAGTCGCTGCAGCGGGCCGGTCTGGAACCACGACCACGCCGTGTCAAACGCTAGACGTGAGTTCGTTTTGACGTCTTGTTCCGAGTGCGGGTCATCAACAACAAACAAATCGGCACCACGACCAGCAAGAGCGCCGCCCACACCAGCAGCATAATACTGCCCGCCAGCACTTGTAGACCACTTACCAGCCGCTTTCTGGTCATCCGCCACCATTGTGTTTGGGAAAACTTCATGGTACTCCTCAGAAGCAATCAAATTTCGGATGCGCCGACCAAAATCCTCGGACAAGCCTGCAGTGTGCGTGCCCATGATGATCTTCTTGTCGGGGTATTTACCTAAAAAATAGGCTGGAAACAAGTAGGAGCTGAACTCGGACTTGCCCATACGGGGTGCGATGTTGATAATCACCCGCTTTTTGCGCCCCTCGATCACATCCGTAAATATCTTGGCTAGTTTCCTGTGGTGCGGCCCTGTTTTAAACCCCGGGTACACCGCATTGGCAAACCCCAGCATGCTGTGACTGGCCGCCGCAAGACTCGCGCGCTTCTCCCGGACTTCTAAATCATCCAAAAGCTCGATCTTTTCCGCAACCGACATATGGGGCAGCGCTTTCGTAAGCGCTTCTAGCTCCCGCTTAGTCAGCGTCGTCAGGTTTTTCAGGTTCATTGGGCTCGATTAGGGGTTCATCGGATTCGGGGTCAACTTCAACCACATCAACAACGCCCATAAAGCGGCGGAGTTTTTCTTTTATGCGCCGCTCAATCTCTTCGTCAGAGGCGTCGACTTTTTTGATTTCAATTTTTTCAGTGAACAGGCCGACCTCGGTGATCTTACCCAGTAGGCCCAAGGCTTTAAGCCGTATGTTGGCGCTGGGGTTTTCGACCTCTTCTAAGATCTTGGCCACTGCGTACCCCCGCAGCTCTTTCGCTTGCTGCACGAACTCCCAGTCATAGGCAGTCAGCATCCCCACAAGCTGGCGTACCGCTGCGGGGGTCTGTAGTTGCAGCAACTGTTCTTTGGTTTGGTCTGGGTTAGTTCCGACAGTGAGTGTCGTGAATGATTTGCGTGCCTGCTCCTGTTCCATAGGAGTCACAATCTCGTCTTCGGACTTAACGCCGAGAAGATTTAACCAGTCGGCTGTATTTGATTGCGCGTCTACTGTTTGTGTAGGCGTAGCTTTACCCACCGGGGTTACCCCGGGGTCGTTCTCGATTAGTGGTTCATACCGGCTATCAAGCAAATGTTCAAGCATTAGGGCTCCTGCGGCCATTGCAAGGCCGTTAGTGGTAGTGTACACTTATTTTCGGTGTGTGGGCAAGCTCGTCTTGTGCTTCATGCTTCTCCTTGGGTCGTACGGGCCCTTTAGCCCACCAGCAATGGTGGGCTTTTTTTTGCCTGTCCGGGGTTTTTTCAAATTTTTATAAAATTTTTAGGAGTTGGCATTTTATAAAAGACCGGGGGGGTCTCTGTGTGGGGGGTTTGTCTAAGATTTTACAAAACTTAAATTGCGGCTATGGAACAGTGTTGGTATATGTCGCCGCCACACTACCATAGTTTGGGGCATGGGGGTAGGGTGGGGTCTAAGGTACTACTGTCACAGGGTAAGAACAGCCCGTGTGGTATACTAGAGGCACTCTACAGCAATCGGCTCTAGGGGGAAACGCTTTTTATAGGATTAAAGCATCATGACGAAATCAACAGTAACAGCAAACGAATTCTTTTTCAACTTAGGTAAGAACGACAGGCTCACGCTTGACGCGAGCAAGCCCCTGCATGAGGCATACGTAGTGGGCGATACCGCCCAACAAAAAGAGATGCGTCAAGCGTGCATGGCGCACTATGTAATGGGGAAGCTCGCGGTAAGTCGTGTGGTTGCGGACAGAATTCTGTCCACGCCCCGCACTGAGCGCACTAAGCGCGAGCAGGGTGCATACAGCGTATCCAATGAGCGGTTTACATACCATGTAAGCCGCACCAACAACAAGGTATCAAAGCCCGCAGCGGCCTCATACCGCATTAACCCCAAGATGCGCGACACAGCCATGCGTTTCCTCGCTGAATTCGAGGGTGAGTCGTTGGCTGAGCAAATAAAGGCAGCCAAAGCCTTGCTTAGCGCAATGGGCTAAGTGGACAGAATTCTGTCCGCGTTTTTCCAAAGGGCGGTTGGCGGTTGCCGCCCCGCCTATTTCAAACCATGTCAAACCCTATGCATAAAACGCATAGCTAACGCGCTACGGCGCACAAAGGAAATACCATGCGTACATCTACAACCAAACCCCTTGAGCAATTTATAGCCTGTGACGGCACAAAATGGACAGCCGAGGTCTACTACCCAATGGGGACTAAGCACCACACCTATTGGATGATTACCCTGTGGTCAAAAAACACCTCAATGGTGTGCACAACTACAGACACATACGCGTACCAGAAAGTCAAGCTAGGCGCATCAACCCACACACAGCCTAATATTCTCTGAGAACGGGTAAAACCCCAAATCAGGATACTTGTCCCGCGACTTACCCACACGTACATGAGTAAGACAGCCCCAAACCCGCGTCACTGCGGGCGTTGTCCAAAAAATGTCCATGTATCTATATATAATATATATTATTTATATATATATAGAGAAGCCTCTAAAAGCGGACAGAAATCTGTCCATGTAAAAAGTCTGAGGTACCCTAGTTCTTTTTAAAATAACTAGATAGATGGCCGTTTATCGAGCAAACGTAGCGTACACACGG